CAACATTGCCCGCCATTTCCTGCACTCGCGCCGCATCAATCGGGCGGAGTTTCCGAAAACGTTGGAGACTGCCTACAACGCGACTCTGAAAACGTTGGAAGCCATCCGCGACGGAAAAATACATATCGGCGTTGATACTTTGGACAAAGAGGCGCAGCCGGAGCCAGGTGCGTATCACACGCGTGGCGGTTCGCGTATTGACATGACGGGGTATTGATTGTGAGTGCGACACGTCCTGTTATTGACGCGGTAGTTGAGCATTTGCAGACGGCCATTCCATGGGTCATCGTGGAAGCGTTCCCCGAAAGGCCGTCTGAATACCAGTTTATCCACCCGACCGGTGCGATTTTGGTTGGCTACGGTGGCAGTAAGTTCACTAATTTGGAACATTTGGGCAACATTGCCCAGCAGCGAGACATGACGCTAGTGTTAACCGTTATCGGCAGCAATCTGCACGGCGATGAAGGCACACTGGCAATTTTAGACGAAGCTCGGTTGGCGATTGTCGGCTTCCGCCCTCCAAACTGTCTTCCGTGTCATTTATTGCAAGAGCGTTTTTTAAACGAAGATGCCGGTGCATGGCAGTATGAGCTGACCGTTCAGACGGAAACTCAACAAGTCGAAGTTTGTAAGCCCAATACCAATCCCTTGCTCATTAAGGTGCATGGCCGCTTGAATGGAAATGCATTAAACCCTGATTTAAAAACTAAGGAGAATTCATAATGGCAGCAGCCTATCATCATGGTACGGAGACCATCCGTATTGACGGTGGTTCTAATCCTGTCTATACCGTTGACGGTGCGATTACGGCTATTGTCGGTACTGCACCAGTCGGTGCGGTCAACGAATTGACTGTGTGTCAAACCAAGAAAGACTTTGCACAATTTGGCGGTGAGCTGGCCGGTAAAGGCTTTACTTTGCCTGATGCGGCCAATATTTGGACACGTTATGCTTCTGGTGTGGCTTATGTGATTAACGTGTGCGATCCCGCACGCCATAAGACCCAAGTACAGAACGAAGTATTGACCGTCGACAGCAATACCTTGACGGCCTATACCGCCAAACCTGCACTGCTTGCCGGTTATGCCCTGACTGACGGCGCATCCGCACTGACCGAAGGCCAGCACTACACCATCAACACGCTAACCGGCGAGATTGTGTATAAAACCAAACCGACCGCCCCGAAAATCAGTTACAGCTACGTCGACCCGACCAAAGTAACAGAGGCTGACATCATCGGTGCATATGTCGCGGCTACCGGAAAGCGCACGGGCTTGGAGCTGCTCTCAGAAGGCTACAATCGCCAAGGCGCAGATGCCAAAATCATTATTGTGCCGAATTACGACAAAACGGCTACCGTCGCCGCCAAAATGATTACTGTGGCCGACAACCTGAATGCAATTGCCTATATCAACGCACCTGAAGGCACGACCTTGAGCAAAGCTCTCGAAGGCCGTGGACCATTGGGTACGATTAATTTTCAGACATCAAGCGACCGTGCCGAGCTGTTTTTCCCGCATGTGATCGGTCTGTTGGGTATGGAATCACTGGCTACCCACGCTGCCGGTCTGCGCATGAAGACCGATGTCGAGCAGGGTTATTGGTTCAGTAAATCAAACCGCGAACTCTTGGGCGTAACCGGCGTGGAAATCGGTCTGACTGCTCGCGCCGACGACCCGCAGTCCGAAACCAACCGCCTGAATGAAAAAGGCATTACGACTGTCTTCAATTCCTACGGTACAGGCTATCGTATGTGGGGTAACCGCCTTGCCTGTTTCCCAACTACTTCTCACATCAAGAACTTTGAGGTAGCCCAACGTACCGGCGACTTGATTGACGAGTCCATCCGTCGCGCCGAATTGCAATATGTCGACCGCCCGATTGACGAAGCCTTGCTCGACAGCATGCTGTAAACCGTCCGTACCTACATGAGTACGTTGCCGTCCATCGTCGGCTTCTCTCTGAGTTTGGACTACGACTACGATTTGGTCGACGCATTCAGCAAAGGCCAAGTCCCCATCGTTTATGAATACACGCCGAAAATTCCGGCCGAACGCCTGACCAATACTTCGGTAATGACCCGCAAATATCTGGCCAACTTGGTCAGCGGCAATTAAGGAGCTGAAACATGGCGCAATTAAATGCAATTTACAATGCCAACGTCTATATCGACGGCAACAATCTACTGGGCAAGGCGGCAGAAATTACCGCGCCTGAAGTCGAGTTCACCATGGATGAAGTCACCGGCTTGGGTCTTTTCGGTACGATCAAGCTGCCAAGCGGCATGGAGGCTTTGGAATCCGAAATCACATGGAACAGCTTTTATCCCGAAGTGGCCGCACGCAGCAAGAATCCGTTTAAAGCGGTGCAGCTGATGATTCGTTCTAACCTGCAAACATTCGACGCAGCAGGTTTGCAGAAAGAAGTGCCGATGGTCACTACCATGACCGGCACATTCGGCAAAGATGCGTTGGGTGGCTTTAAACCAAAAGAAAAGGCAGAGTTTTCCAGCACTTTCCATGTAAATGAAGTCCGCCAAGTCGCTGATGGCCGAGAGCTCTTCTACTACAACTCCTTCAATAATATTCTGCGCGTGGACGGCGTAGATGTATTGGCACAGATGCGTAAAAACATCGGCGCATAAGTATTAAAACACATTAAAAGCCGGTTCAGACGGCCTTTGGCAGAATTGCTGTATCTTTCTTGGGTACAGCAATTTTTTATTGATTTTCAAAAGGATTAAATGATGACTGAAGCACAAAAACTGCAAGAAAACTTGGGTGCAACCAAAACTGTAAAGCTGAAATATCCTGTACGTTTGGCGACGGGCGAAAACCTGACCGAACTGAAACTGCGCCGTCCGCGTGTGGGTGATTTGCGTGCTGTGGCGCACTTGAGCAGCGATGCCGAGCAGGAGTTGACGATTTTCGCGCGCATCACAGGTTTGGTGCCTGAAGATTTGGACGAGCTGGATTTGTATGACTACAAACAGGTGCAAGACTGGTTTCGTCGCTCACAAGAAGACGAAGCCGCTGCTGAGTAATAAAGAAGCCGATGAGAAGCTTTTGAATGCTGTTGCTGATTTGGCTTGGTGGTTTGGCTGGAGTGTTCAAGAAGTGTATGCCATGCCGCTTGATGAGTTTGAAGACTGGCAAAAAGAAGCAGCCCGCCAAATCAAGGCGGGCTACAGGAAGTCTTCAATTTAGTTTCGGGTAAAAAATTTATAGAGAATACCCAAAAAGGCGATGAGTAATATTACTGGGATTAAAGTGAGCGGAGCGAAAATGCCGTAAGCAATCCCCATCGCCCAATTTCCTTTAATGCTACCGATTATGAATCCTAGAAGGATTGCTGCTGAAACCAGTTTTTCAGCTGGGAAATCGATAGCAAAATCAAAAAATTTATTCATTTTTAAATCCCTCAATATCTACTTAGGATAATAAATCATGTCCGCAGATTTGGCAATCGGTGTAAAGGTCGGTTTTGCTGCCGGGGCAGCGATTTCAGGTCTGAAAAGTCTTAAAGGTTCAATCAAAAGTCTGAATGACGAACAACAACGCTTGTCTGCACGGCAACGTTTGATTGGTCAGACTTTGCAAAATCCGCTGCGGATATCACGGCAACGCGTAAATGAATTACGGCGTGAATATACCCAACTTGGCACAGCTATCGATAAAGTTCGTAAAAAACAACTCAAACTTTCCAATATTGATACAAAACTTGGTCATCTGAAAGAACAGCGTGGAAAAATGCGCGAACAGGTAATGTCAGTTGTATCAATTGGTGCGACGGCTGTTGTCCCGGTCAAATTGGCCATGGACTTTGAATCTTCAATGGCTGATGTGAAAAAAGTCGTGGACTTTGATACACCACAGCAATTCAAGCAAATGGGCAATGATATTCTCGCCCTAACCCGCAAAATTCCAATGGCAGCAGAGGAATTGGCCGCTATTGCTGCTTCGGGCGGTCAACTTGGTATAGCTCGGAACGATATTATTGGCTTTACGGAAACGATTGCCAAGATGTCGGTTGCTTTTGATATGTCCGCAGATCAGGCCGGTGAAAGTATGGCTAAGCTGGCCAATGTCTATAAGATTCCTATTGAGCAGATTGGTAAGCTTGGCGATGCAATTAACCATTTATCCAATAATAGCCCCGCAAAAGCTTCAGATATTGTCAATGCATTAGGACGTGTCGGTGGTGTGGCCAAACAGTTTGGATTGACTGAGCTACAGACTGCCTCTTTAGCAAATACTTTTATGCTATCTCCATTTACTACAAAA